ATCGCTGCAAACATCGCATCCGCTGGCGAAGACCCGGCCGAATTCATCGATACGAAGCTGTCGGTCTCCGAGCGTAAATACGGTGCCCTGCCGGAAAGCTGGCGCAAAGGGTTCGAGCCCGCGCGCACTGTCCGGACTGGCAAGCCCAAGTTCCGGCTGGTTCTGAATGAGGAGGCGAACTGATGGCCATTTCTCTCGCATCCCTGCGCATGGCCTCGGCGCTGACGCCGCCGCGCATCCTGATCCACGGTGTGGCAGGGGTCGGCAAATCTACCTTCGCGGCCGATGCAGACCGGCCGGTGTTCATCATGACTGAGGATGGGCTGGGCAAACTTCAGGTCCCGCATTTTCCGCTGGCGACGAGCTACGCAGAAGTGGCTGGAGCCCTGGATGCGCTCCTGAACGAGGACCACGACTTCGGCACGGTGGTCATCGATAGCGTCGATTGGCTGGAGCCACTGATCTGGGCGGAGGCCTGCCTGCGCAACGGCTGGGCCTCCATCGAAACACCTGGCTTCGGGAAGGGCTATGCTGAGGCGCTGAACGTCTGGCGCGAATATCTCGACAAGCTGAACGCGCTGCGCGACCAGAAGGGCATGGCGGTCATTCAGATCGCCCATACCGACATCAAGCGTTTCGACAGCCCGGAACACGAGCCCTACGACCGCTATGTGATCAAGTTGCAGGCCCGCGCATCGGCGCTGCTGCAAGAGCATTCTGATGTGGTGCTCTTCGCCAACTATCAGATCTCGGTCGCCAAATCCGATGTCGGCTTCAACAAGAAGGTGACCCGGGCGCTCGGGTCCGGTGCGCGCGTCATGCACACCGAAGAGCGCCCCGCCTTCCTCGCCAAAAACCGTTACGGCTTGCCAGACACGCTGCCTCTCAGCTGGGCAGAGTTCATGGCGGCCATGCCCCAATCCGAATGATCGCCCTGAAAGGACAAGATAATGGCACGTTTTGATACGTCCTTCGACGCCACCAGCGTTGAACCCACCACCGCCTACGAGCTGCTGCCCGCTGGCAAATACCGCGCCCAGATCGTCGAGAGTGAGATGCGGGTGACCCGCAACGGCATGGGCCAGTTTCTCTGGCTGATGCTCGACATCCTCGAGGGCGAGCAGAAGGGTCGCAAGATCTTCGACCAGCTGAACCTCGTGAACCCGAACCCGACCACCGTGGAGATCGCGCAGCGCACGCTCTCGGCGATCTGTCACGCCACGGGCCGGATGCATGTCAGCGACAGCGAGGAACTGCACCTGATCCCTATGACGATTCAGGTGAAGATCAAGCCGCCGAAGAGCGGCTACGGTGAGAGCAATGCCATCGCCTACCTGCCGCCCGACAAGGGCACGGCCGCTGCTGCCCGCCCGACGCAGCCAGCGTCTGACCCCTCTGGCTCTTCGGTGCCGCCGAAAATGGCCTCCGCGCCTTGGAACAACAAGGGCTGAGACCCGGCGCCGCCCTTTCGCCCGTGCGTGATGGGGCGGCGCCTCCCGAAACTTGAGGACATTCCCATGACCGACATGAACAACGCGGCCCCCGTGGCCGTGATCAGCCCCGGCTTGCCTGATGATCAGCGCCGGTTGATCGAACTCGACGACGCCATTGCCAAGATCCGTACCCAGATCGCGACGGCCGATTTGGCCCGGCAGCGTGGCCATAAACCCATCGACCCGGACTGGTTCCACCGGGCCCGCACGGCACTCCGGCATCTGAGCCGCGAGCGGGCAGAACTTCTGGCCCAAGGCACCGGGCGTCGCCGCCGCGAAAAGCTGAAGGACGCGCTGATCGGTGTTCTGCGTGAGCGCCACGACCCCGAGACCTGGAGCGGCATTCTGGCCGAGGCTCAGGCACGCAGTGAACGGGAGGGTCTGTGATGGCCGAGCTTCCCGAAGTCCCCACGCCGACGCTGACGGCGATCTATGCCGATTATGAGGCCCACCAGGGCGATGGGTTCCGCGATCACCTCGGCGCCTCGATCATTGGCAAGTCCTGCGCCCGTGCACTCTGGTACGATTTCCGCTGGGTCACGCCCGCGCGCCATTCCGGCCGCCTGCTGCGCCTATTCGAGACGGGCCAGCTGGAGGAGGACCGGCTCGTGCGCAACCTGCGTGCCACCGGGGCGACCGTGCTCGAGGTCGATCCCGAGACCGGCCGCCAGTTCCGCGTCGAGGCCCATGGCGGGCATTTCGGCGGATCGCTCGATGGCGTGGCCATCGGCATCCTCGAGGCCCCGAAAACCTGGCATGTGCTGGAGTTCAAGACCCACTCGGTCAAGAGCTTCAATGAGTTGACCGCCAAGGGCGTGGTTCTGGCCAAGCCTCAGCACGCCGCGCAGATGCAGATCTACATGCACCTGACGGGCATCACGCGCGCCCTCTACATCGCGGTCTGCAAGGACACCGACACGCTGCATGTCGAGCGCATCGAGGCGGACCGCGCGATGGCCGAGCGTCTTCTGGAAAAGGCCGGGCGCATCATCTTCGCCCAGCACCCGCCCGCGCGGATCAGTGAGGACCCAGCCTGGTTCGAATGTAGGTTCTGCGATCACCATGCGGCCTGCCATGACCGCGGTGGCGCGGCGGTGACCTGCCGGTCCTGCCTGCATGCGACGCCCGTCGGAGCGCTTCCAGAAGAAGTGGGAACCGGTTCTTCGTCCGGAAGCGCGACCAAACATAACCTCGGCGGTTGGCACTGCGCGCGGTACGAGCGGATGCTGACAGCGCTAGAACAGCGCGCCGCCTGCAACCGCCATCTTTTCATCCCCGATCTCGTTCCAGGCGAGGTCATCGATGCGTGCGACGATGTCGTCACCTACCGCATGGCCGATGGCTCGACCTGGGCAAACGATGCCCGCAACAAAGAGGCCGCGCCATGCTGACCCTGCGCCCCTATCAACAGGCCGCGATTACATCGATCTACGGCTATTTTCAGAAGAAAAAGGGCAACCCGCTTGTGGTGATGCCCACTGGCTGCCATGCCGCCGGAACGCAAATCCTCATGTTCGACGGCAGCACCAAGCCCGTGGAAGATGTCGTCGTTGGCGATGTTCTGATGGGGCCTGACAGCAAACCGCGGAATGTCCTCCGCCTTGCCCGTGGCGTCGAGCCGCTTTACCGGATTACACCCAAAAAAGGCGAAGCCTTTGTTGTCAATGAAGGCCATGTGCTTTCCCTTCAAACGACCAATGAGGGGAAGCCCCACGCTTGCACAACAACCGGGAAAGAAATCGACAACATCACAGTCGGGGATTGGCTGAAGCGGTCGAAGTCTTGGAAACATCTGCGCAAGCTTCGCCGAACTGCCGTCGAATTTCCCGGCCTCGGTGAGTTGCCGCTCGACCCTTGGTGCGTCGGCGTTCTGCTCGGTGACGGCTGCGTTGTCAGCGGCGTGTCGATCTGCAATCCGGATTTCGAGGTCTTGCGCGAATTCGAAGAGCGGATGGTTGGCCTTGGCCTGAACCTGCGCTGGTCTCAGAAGCCAAATAACAAGGCCTATGACGCCTTCTTTACGGATCCCCTGGCCAACTCTTGCAGGCCAAACCGCGTCACAGCCATCCTGCGTGATCTTGGTATGGCCGGCTGTCGCGCTGATGCGAAATTCGTACCTGATGTCTACAAGCGGGGCAGCCGACAAGCTCGTCTCGAAGTGTTGGCGGGCCTGATCGATACCGACGGGCATTACGATGGCAAGCTCTTCGATTTCATCTCAAAGTCCCGTCGCCTTGCGGAAGATGTGGTGTTCATCGCGCTGAGCCTCGGCTTGTTTGCCAAGGTGAAGGAATGCCGCAAGGGCTGTCAGACGGGTGCAGTGGGCACCTATTGGCGGGTGTCCATTTCTGGGGACATTGATGTTGTCCCGACCAGAGTGCCCCGCAAACAGGCTGCGCCTCGATGCCAGAAGAAGAACCCCCTTGTTACAGGCTTCGATGTCGAGCCGATCGGCAACGGTGCCTTCTATGGGTTCACGCTGGATGGAGACCACCTCTACCTGACGTCCGACTTTGTGGTTCACCACAACAGCGGCAAGTCGATTGTGATCGGATCATTCGTCGAGGAGGTGCTGAAGGCATGGCCTGACCAGCGCATCCTTATCGTGACCCATGTGCGCGAGCTGATCGCCCAGAACCATGCCGAGATGATCGGGCTCTGGCCCGAGGCCCCGGCCGGCATCTATTCGGCGGGCTTGGGCAAGCGCGAGGCACGGGCGCAGATCCTCTTTGCAGGCATTCAGTCCATCCACCGCCGCGCGGTTGAAATCGGCCACACGGATCTGGTGCTGATCGACGAGGCGCATCTCATTCCGGGCAATTCCAGCACGATATACCGCCGGTTCTTGGATGCCCTTACCCGGATCAATCCCGCGCTCAAGGTGATCGGGCTGACCGCTACGCCGTTCCGGGTCGACAGCGGCATGTTGCATGAAGGTAAGAACGCGCTCTTCACGGATATCGCGTTCGAGGCGCCGGTGCGCGATCTGATCGATGCCGGCTATCTGAGCCCGCTCGTGTCGAAACAGCCCGCCACCCGGCTGGATGTCTCGAAGATCGGTACCCGTGCTGGGGATTTCATCCAGCGCGATCTGGCATCGGCGGTCGACAAGGAGGCCATCACACGAGCAGCGGTCAGCGAGATCATCGAGCACGGCCGTGACCGGAAATCCTGGCTGGCCTTCTGTTCGGGCGTCGAGCACGCCCGCCATGTGGCCGAGGAATTCGGCCGTCAGGGCATCATCTGCCGCACGATCTTCGGTGACACGCCAAAGGAGGAACGCGACGCGATCATTGCCGCCTTCAAGCGTGGCGAAATCCGCGCGCTGGCCTCGATGGGGGTGTTGACCACCGGCTTCAACGCGCCCGCCGTCGATCTGATCGTGCTCCTGCGCCCCACCAAATCCGCAGGCCTCTATCTGCAGATGGTCGGCCGTGGCACGCGCCTCGCGCCGGGCAAGGAAAACTGCCTGGTGCTCGACTTTGCCGGCAATGTCCGCCGCCACGGGCCGATCGATCTGGTGCGCCCGAAACGTCCGGGTGAAGGCGGTGGCGGTGAGGCCCCAACCAAGCTCTGCCCGGAATGCGATAGCATCATCGCGCTCTCGGCCACGGAATGCCCGGATTGCGGTTATGTCTTCCCGGCCCGCGAGGTGAAAATCACCCCCACGGCGGCCACGCTGCCGGTCCTGTCGCCGAAGGTCCAATGGCTGCCCGTGCATGGCGTCTCCTACAGCCGCCACGACAAGCTTGGCGGGCTGCCCTCGCTCAAGGTCACTTATAGCTGCGGGCTGAAGTCCTATAGCGAATGGGTCTGCATCGAGCACCAGGGCTATGCCCGGCAGAAAGCCGCCGAGTGGTGGCGCAAGCGCGCCCCGGACTGTCCGGTGCCGCTCACCGTCGATCAGGCCATCGCGGAAGCCGCGCGTCTTGCGCGCCCCAGCGCAATCTCGGTCCGTCCCTCGGGCCGCTATGTCGAAATCTCGGGTCACAGGTTTGATCCATGCCCCAATCCCACCCCGGCCTCTGCGCCCTCTGCCACCGGCAACCTCGTGGGTTTGGTTGGTTCAACCCACACTATCGGCTCTCCGACCCGCGCCGCGATGCCAGCCGCAAGCACCTCTGCAGCCGGACCTGCCAAGACATCTGCCACTGGAGGACGGGCATGATCGATCCCACCCCAAATGAGATGCAGGCGATGACTGTCGGCGGCCAACAAGGCGGCGCGTATCTCGAAAGCATCGGCAAATCCGATCTCGCCACCCTGACCGAGACCGAGTGGGACCGCTTCATCGATGCGGTCGTCACCGGATATTGCGACCACTTGCACGAGCTGGCGGGCCAGGACCGCACGCGGCTCTATGCCATGACCCCAGAGGTGCCTTTCTGATGACCGATACATCTTTCATGGCGCGCTTCGGCGCGCGGCTTGTGACCAATGGCTATGCCATCCTGCCGATCGGCCCGGGCACAAAGAAGCCCGGCCGCTTCCAGCGCGGGGCATGGGCGGACTACCCGGAATGGAACCGCCATGCCGAGCGCGGCACCACGGACGTCGAGGTGGCTACATGGGCCAGCTGGCCAGATTGCGGTGTGGGCATTGTCGGCGGTGCCGTGGCTGCGGTCGATATCGACATCAAGGATGACGCTGACCTTGCCTTGAAGATCGAGCAACTGGCACGTGAGCGCCTCGGTGACACGCCGGCCCTGCGGATCGGCCGGGCCCCGAAGCGCATGTTGGTCTATCGCACTACCGAGCCTTTCCGGGGCATCAAACGCCATCCGCTCGAGGTGCTCTGCCTCGGGCAACAGTTCCTGGCCTATGCCATCCACCCTGACACTGGCGCACCCTATGCATGGCCCGAGGAGGGGCTGGCGGATATCGACATCACCGACTTGCCCGAAATCACGGCCGAAGCTGCGGTGGCGTTTCTCGACGAGGCCTATGCGCTGCTCCCGGAAGCGCTGCGCCAGCGGGGGCTGGCGTCCAGTGCACCAGCCGGTGACATCGCGCGCAGCCACAGTCAAATCGGTACGTTGCCCGCGATCGAGGCGGCGCTCGCCTGGCTACCAAATGCCGAACTCGACTATGACAGCTGGATGCGCGTCGGCATGGCACTTAAAGGCGCGCTTGGTGAGGCCGGGGCTGATCTCTTTGCGGATTGGTCCGCGCAGGCGGCCAAGGATGTCCCCGCCACCACGATGAAGGCTTGGGCCAGCTTCAAGCCGGACCGGATCGGGGCTGGCACGATCTACCATCTCGCGATGGAACGTGGCTGGCAGCCTGAACCCGCTCTGCGTCTGGACGGCAGCCTGCCCGAGGACGGCGACCATCCGGCGGCTGATTTACTAGCGAGGCTTGATGTCGCGACGGTTGCCCCCGCAGTGTCCGCGCCAGCACCTGCCTATGCGCTGGCCATCCCTGACGGGCTGGTCGGCGATCTGACCGATTACATGCTGACCACCGCCCGGCGCCCGCAGCCGCTTCTGTCGCTCGGGGCCAGCCTCTGCGCCATCGGCGCCCTTATGGGGCGGAACTACCGCACCGAGAGCAACCTGCGCTCAAACCTCTATGTCGTCGGAATCGCCGACAGCGGATCTGGCAAGAACCACGCCCGCGAAATCATCAACGAGACCTTCTTCGAGGCGGGGCTCGCCCATCACCTCGGCGGCAACAAGATCGCGTCGGGTGCTGGGCTTCTAACGGCGCTGCACCGCCAGCCCGCGATCCTGTTCCAGATTGACGAGTTCGGGATGTTCCTCTCGGCCGCCGCAGACCGCAAGCGCAGTCCGCGCCACATTACTGAGATCCTCGACAACATGACCGAGCTCTACACCTCGGCTGGCGGGATCTTCCTCGGGGCAGAATATGCCAACCGGGACGGCACGAATGAGCGGCGCGACATCAATCAGCCCTGCCTTTGCGTCTATGGCACCACGACGCCGTTGCACTTCTGGGGGGCACTGCAGGGGGCAAACGTGGTCGATGGTTCGCTTGCGCGCTTCCTGATCCTGCCCAGCGACGAGGACTATCCGGATGAAAACATCGCCGTAGGCATCCGGCAGGCACCACCCGCGCTGATCCATGGGCTGCAGCTCATCGCGTCGGGCGGGGGTGGAAAAAGGGGCAACCTGACGGGCAAGACCGCCGATCAGAACACTTCCGTGAACCCGATGATCGTGCCGATGACCGAGGAAGCTCGGGCCCGGTTCCGCCAACTCAGCATCGAGCTAACGGAGGAATTGCGGGCCGCCGCTGGCACGGCCTTCACGGCAATACTGGCCCGCATCGGGGAGAACGCTCTGAAGCTTGCGCTGATCGTGGCGGTGGGGCGTGATCCGGCCCGACCCGAGATCGAGATCACGGCGGCGGAATGGGCCATCAGCTTCGTGCGGCACTATGCACAGCGCACGATGGAGGCTGTCGAGCGCCATGTCGCGGACACCGAGACCGAGGCTCACCTGAAGCGCCTGAAGGAGATCATCCGGGCTTCTGGTGCCAAGGGCATCACCAAGTCCGAGATCACTCGGGCCTCGCAGTGGCTGAAATCGCGTGACCGGGACGAAATCCTGCTGACCCTGATCGAGAGCGGGGACATCACCACCGGCATGCGGGATACCGGGGGTCGCAGGGCCATGGTCTACCGGTTGCTGACGTGATCCTGGGGCTTCCTTCAAACTTGGAGTTCCTTCAATTGAAAGAAGTTTGGGTCCAAGTGACTGTAAAGAAGAGGAATTTTGACTTCCTTCACTTCTTTCAATCTTTCAAGGGGATACCTGCATATGTGTATCCTCGCGCGCGCGGTTAAAATAAGGATGAGGTACCTCATGAAATAATTGAAATATTGAAAGAAGTTATATTATATATAGGGATCAACGCCTTAGGGGCCAACTTCTTTCAAGATGCCCCGTTGAAGGAATTGAAAGAAGTCCCGGGCGGCCCGCTCGCCCCGCGCCTGACATGACCAGACCACCCTTCGGGGCCTGGCGAGACCGCAGCCTTCACCGGCCAGCCCTCC